TCAAATCGTGACCGCACTCCTCAAGTGGCTTGAGGACCTCTCAAGGAAGGACACCCATGCCCAGTTCGCAAAACCACAAGACGATATCCGCCGCAATCTGCGGGATCGCATTGATCGCCATGAGCAGCGGTTGCGCCAGCCGGGTGATCCTGGTCCCTGAAGGCGAACCCCTGCTCCTGGCCGACCCCGTCAAAGCCCACGTCTTCGTCATGGCTCCAGACGGCAAACTCGTTCGCAGCCAAAACCGCGTGACCATCCCCGCCGGATGGTATGCACTTCCAAAAGACTGATATGGGAACGCCGCTTACAGGATCCTCGGTAGCCTCGACGTACAGCAGCCTGCTGAAGACGACGGACTCCACCACGTTCAGCACGACCCTCAAGACCATCTGCGACGGCGCTGGCAACAACTCGTCCTTCCAGTTGGCCAGCACCTCCGCCGCGTTCCTCGCAACGCTGGACATCGCTGGCAACACGACGCTCGCCGGCAACTTCACGGTCGCCACCAACAAGTTCATCGTGGCCTCAGCCACCGGCAACACGACCGTCGGCGGAACACTGGCTGTCGCAGCCGCAACCACGCTGTCCACGACGCTCGCGGTCACCGGGGCAGTGACCATGTCCTCGACGCTCGCCGTCTCCAGCAACATCAGCACGTCCGGCGGGAACATCTCAGTCTATGGCAACATCGTCCAAAGCAACGCAGGCGCGTCGAGTTCGATTGCCGGGGCGTTCACCGTCGGAGGCGCGACAGTCTTCAACGGCGGTGTCACGTTCAACTCCTCGACCTCGTTCACCTCGGCGCTCACCGTCAACGGCATCACGAACAGCGGCGCCCTCAACAGCACCGGAGCCGCCACTATTGGAACCGTTGGAGGTGTTACCCTCGGACAAACCGCTATCAACAGTAGCGTCACGGTCTCGGGGCCAAGCACTTTCAACGGAAACACTGTTATTGGTGACGCTGCTGTCGATACTGTGACCGTTGGGGCTGCAACGGTGACGTTCACCAATCTGCCTGAGAAGACGACGGCTATCGTTGCAGCGGACACGTTTCTGATCCGAGATTCTGCGGACTCCAACCGGGTAAAGAGGATTGCGTCCTCTGCCGTCGGTGCGGCGAAGTTCATCTACTCGGAGACGATTGTTAAGCCGGTTGGATCCGAGCAGAGCTTCACCATCGATCCTGCTGGAGGTTACAGTACACTCCAGCAAAGCGGATCCACTTCTGATTGGACTTACACTTGGACCCCGAAAGCCATTGGAAACAAAGCCCTGATCAAGGTTTCAGTGCCAGCCATCGTCGATAATGGAACTGAGGTTTACGTTGGGATTGTCGATGGAGCGTCAACGGTTGTTGGTGTTGGGGCGGCAATGGTGAATGCAAACAAGCAGATTGTTTCAATCGCCCAATGCACGTTCACTTCAACGGCTGCAACGCACACCTTCAAGGTGTGGATCGGAAGCTCTGAAGTAAGCACATTGACCTTGGCCTACAACGATGCAGCCGCCTCTTGGTTCAACAACAACGGCTCGACGACCCAGAACGCCAAGGTCCAATTTGAACTGATCGAGTTCTGATCTGATGAACATCTCTGAAATCGCCCAGGCTGCCTGCGACAAGCTGTCGTTCACCGACTCAGCCACACTCGCGCTCGCCAAGAAGTTCGCAGCCCGCAGGTACGCCATGCTCTGGGATGGCGCTCTCTGGAACGATACCCTCGGCGTCGTCTCCATCTCCATCACCGACGGACAAGAGATCGTCAACATCAGTCCGTTCGTCACCTCCTCCTACGCCTCGTTCTCCGGCGAGGAATCCTACCTAGACCTCCCAGTCGCCATCCGCTTCACCGGCAGCGGTGACACCGACGGCATCGAGATCCCAGCCGCAGAATGGCAGTCGTTCTTCCAACTCGATCCCAACATCTGGAACAACGTGGACTCCCGGAAGTCCACACCAAACAACTTCGTCAACCTCTCGCGCCTCATGACCGACGGCGCGACCACTTACGGTCAGTCCGGCATCCCGCGCATCAAGCTCGTACCGACTCCCAACACTGCCGGCACCCTGTTCATCCTCGGCAAGAAACAGTCCTGCGTCCGGCAACTCGGCGAGACCGCAGCCATCACGCTCAACCGATCCATCGACCTCCGCGGAGCCGACAACGCTCTCATGGCTTACGTCGAGGGCGATCTGCTCGAGTACTCCCGCCAGTACTCCAAGGCCCAAGCCAAGTTCGCAGAAGGCACTGCTCACGTCTCCACCATGAAGGACATGGAACGTGGCCAACAGCAGCAGATCAGCAGGATCATCCCGGATTCCGATTACTCCTACGACTTCAACGACATCGTCTGATGCCATTCCAATCGTCAGAGTCCCTCGATGACCAGATCGTCCTGGACGGATCCAACGGATTCCCCAACGGCGTCATCTCCGCCACTCGACCTGACGGCATCCCGGCCACATCCCTCTCGGATGCGGTCAACATGGACTACGACGACTTCGGGAACCTGATCACCCGCTACGGCTCGATCTCGTTCATCGGAAACGGTCTCGCCGCCAACTGGGAAAGCATCGTCTCCAACTGGGAGGCACTCACCACCACCTACTGGGGATCCGGCCTACCCACAGACATCCAGATCCTCGCCGGGTTCTACTTCGACACCGCAGCGTCCGAGCGGTTGATCATCGCCGGGTACTCGCCCGGTGGCGCAACCCGCCAACTGTACGTCGGCAACCCCACCACCGCTTGGGGAGCGATCTCCGGTTCGTCCTTCAGTTCGTCAGCCACCTACGTCTACTTCGCTCAACTCAACGAGAAGCTCTACTACTCGGATGGGGTTGGGACGCTCAAGTACATCACCTCGGCAAACGCCAACGCTTCAACCACCGTTGGAAAGGTCAGCAGGGTTGATGTCATCAACGAGGGCAGCAACCACTCGACGATTTCGACAATCACGTTCTCTGCTCCTCCAGTAACAGTTCCTCCATCAGTTACAGCAACTGGCGTGGCGGTTGTTTCCGGTGACGGCAACTTGGTTGCCATCACAATCACCAATCCGGGATCCGGGTACACGACAGCACCAACAATCACGATCAGTCCGGCCAACGGTTCCCATGCCGTAGCCTACGTTTCGCTCAATCCCCCCAACAAGCCCATCTACCTGGTATCGCACACACAACGCCTGTTCTGTGCGTCCGCAGACACCACGATCACTCCAGACACGCTCTACTTCTCCGACATCCTCGACGGCGAAGCTTGGGACCCCGCAGGCAGCATCCGCATCGGCGGCGACGGCGATCCCATCACCGGCCTGTTCTCTTGGTTCGGCAGCCGCATCCTCGTCTTCAAGGAACGCTCCATCTGGTACGTCGATGCTGACCCAACCCAGGACCCCGCAGACTGGATCGTAGGACTCGTCTCCGGGAACATCGGCTGCGTCTCCCACCGCTCCATCGTGGGCATCGGAGCTGACATCCTGTTCCTCTCCCGCGATGGCGTCCGGTCAATCGCCCAGATCCAAGCGGGCACCCAGACCGACGTTGGCCTCCCGATCTCCGCACCGATCAAGGACATCGTCTCCAAGATCAACCGATCCAAGTACCACCTCTGCGAAGCCGTAGCTTGGAACAACCGCTACCTCCTCGCCGTTCCACTCCTCGACTTCGAGCCTCTCCTCACCGAGGACATGCAGGAGATCCTCACCGAGGACGACCAAGCGATCCTCACCGGCTCCGAGAACGCCAACAACTGCGTCCTCGTCTATCACCTGTTGGCCAAGGCGTGGATCGGCTACTGGACCAACTGGTCCGTCTCAGACTTCATCCCCACCCAGTTCTCCAGCAACGGTCCCATCCTCATGTGGGGTGGCCAACTGTTGTCCGCGAACTCCGGTGCCAGCCAAGTCTGGGCGTTCAGCGATTACCTGCCCAACACCCGCACCGATCCCGCGCCGATCACTGCCTTCTTCGATTCCGGCTACCCCTACGAAAGCCAGATCACCACCAAGGCGTTCAACTTCAACGAACCGATCCCACAGAAGACCGGCTACAATGCTCAGTTCGCGCTGGAAAACCCTAACCCAGACTGGACCGGATCTTTCGACATGGAGTTCTCCACCGACATGGGCAAGACGTGGACAACGCTCGAAACCAACGTCGATGTTCAGCCACAGGACTTCAAGTTCCTCAAGTCGTTCAACCTCATTTCACGCGGCAGATGGAACAACATCCAGTTCAGGGTCAAAACCTCGCAGGACATCGGTGGGCGGATGATGCCGCAGAGTATTACGACGACCGGATTCCTCGATTCGATCAGGCCCGAGCAATGACCGACGGCGCGATCAGGCTGCTCCGGGAAAAGTGGGACACCTGCCGCAACTGGTCAGACGACCAGATCCTCGCGTGGATCAGCTACTTCCACGGACGCATCGGGTTCATCGCTGACGAAAGCGGCGAATGCTGCGGTGTCGGCGCAGTCCGGTTCATCAACGACCTCTCGCAGGCCAGCGACTGGAGGATCAACGAACCCGACGGCACCATCGCATGGGTCGAGATCGTCGTGGCCAACAAGGAGCAAGCCGTCGCCTCGCTCATGGCCGCGCTCGTTGGCCGGTGCAAGCCGTGCGTCACCAAGATCGGCGGACGCAATCTCGCCACGGGCAAGGTCCGCTTGTTCGATTTCAACCGTTACTGCACCCTGCTCTCCAACAACAGGATTACATATGGGCGGAAGTTACAAAGCACCTGACATGGCGGCGGCAAACCGAGAAGCGGTGTACGCTCAAACCGAGACGTTCCCGCTGCTTCGCCAGATGGAGGCCGCATCACGCTTGGGTCGCGCTGGAACCTACGTTGATCCTGCCACAGGTCAGACGAGGTCCTACGACTTCACCGGCATGTCGGACATTGACCTCACCCGCGAGACCGCGAGGGAGATGGCCAAGCTGGCCCCAGAACTCACCAAGGCCCAACTCGACCTGTCCAAGGAGTACGGCACCCAGTTCGCCGAGCAGCGTCGCCGGGAACTTGAGACCGCGGATCCCGAGCGGTACAAGCTGTACGACCAGTTCCTGTCGGACCTGCGCTCCGGTGCCCGAAACGTCGAGGAAGGCGCACCCGCCGGTCCTGAGTACGAGCGGGTGGCTACTCCGCAGGAGATGCGCGACACCGGCATGTCGGCCTCGATGCGGGCAGACCTCGAACGCCAGATCAGTGGAGAACTCGCACAGGCCGGCAACCTGCCTCCGGGCCTCCAGCGGGCAGCCGAGCAGGCCCTCCGCGCTCGTGGGGCAGCCACCGGCAATATTCTTGGCAACGCGTCCGCACTACGCGAGGCCCTCGGCGTTTCGCAGGCAATCCAGCAGTCCGACGCACAACGCCGCGCCCAGGCGCTGGGGTTGTTGCAGTCCGGTCAGACGACCTCGGACACGGCGAACCGCAACGCGCAGCAGTCCTTCCAGAACATCATGGCGGCTACTGGCCAGCGCAACACGGCAGCCCAGCAGACGTTCGCCGGTCAGATGGCCGCGCAGCAGCAGCGCCAAGCCGGACGCCAGCAGAACATCGCCAACGTGCAGTCTGCCCTCGGACTCGCGCCCATCGTCTCGCAGGCCGCGCAGTTGGGCGGGTTGCAGCAGGGGTCCTCGCCGTTCGCGCAGCCGCAGTACATGCAGGGGATGCAGCAGGCGGGACCCGGTCAGCTTCTGGGTGCGGGTTCGCAGTTCGCGCTGTCGAACGCCCAGGGCGAGTTCCAGGCGTCGCAGGCGGGTAGCCCTCTGGCACTTGCCGGTGGGATTATCGGTGGAATCTCTGGGTTGGCCAAGTCTGCGGCTTTTACTCGCGAGGCTTTCAAATAACAACCCGATCACATCATGGCTGAACAAGACCTTCAGGATTTGGAGCAGGCCGCGAAATACCGGCCCGGTGCTGTTTCGCAGATCGCAAACCTGCTGACTGGCGGGTTGTACGGGATGGCGTCCGGCGCGACGCAGAAGAGTGCTGATGCCAGTACGGCACGGCAGTTCCTGTTGCAGAACCGGATGCAGGAACTCCAGCAGCAACGGATGCTTGATCGGATTGAGCGCGGAAGACAGGAGTCGATGACCAACGAGATCCAGCGCATCGCCCAGCAGGAGGAGGCCACCGCCAAACGCCAGCGTGAAGCGGACGAGCGCCAGAGGATGAAGA